TCGTTAATATCGACTTCTAGGTTTGCAAAATCGTATCGTTCATGCATGAACTTGACTTCTGGACGAAGGTCAGATTCTGCAATGATACAGTTTGCACTCATCTTATGCGGTTCAATCTGTTCTTTCCTGGTATAAGGAAACTTTTTAACAGGGTTCTTATAAATGTCAGTAATATTTGATTTACCAGTAGGATCCGAGACATAACACCAAGGCTTATAATCGTATGTGTCCCAAGTATTGGAACCTTGTTCCTTTAGCAATATCTTGTTTTTTATCCTATCGTAATAACAATTCTTAAAACCAATCTTTGCCATATATACCTATATATTTTACATAAAATATAGAAAAATAACACGGCCCATAAGACCGTGCTATTTTTTATTGAGATTTCCTCAATTAGATGTGAAGAGCTTTAATGAATGCGGCAATATCAGACATAGCCTGCATATAGCCGTTCTTGAATTCAACCTTTGCTTCAGGAACAGCGGTCTTCTTAACTTCGTCAAGACGAGCCGGAATAAACTGCTTGATAGCACGGATAGAATTAACAAGGACATCTTCCGAGTCAATAGCATCATTAAAGTTATTTGCATTACTGGTCATAGTTTTTCTCCATTTATTTTTTTGTTAACCATATATTATAGATTCGAGTATCTTCTTGTTGCTTCCTGATATTTTCAGGAATGAACTTTTGATATTCTTCCGGAATATCCGATAAATCAGGTGCCTGTTCGTATTGGGACCATGCATCCTGTTGAGCAATTTGCTGAGCAATCTCGGGCATTCCCTCGAGAGCTGCTTCAAGGTCAATTGGTCTATCTTTATCGTGTTTGTACTCTGGAATCATATCTATACTCTATTATACCTTTGGACAAGTCATACTCTGATAATTTCACCTGAACCCTATCGTCAGGGAGTATCTTAATACGATTTATCCTGATTTTGCCGCATATTGTACATAGTACGACAAAATCGTTGTCAAGTTTCACGTCAAACATCGCGTTGGCTCGCGCTTCAAGAACTGTGCCATCTACGAAGATTCCGTCTTTGGGCTTTTTAGGACCTTTATTAACTTTCTTCTTCATTATTTATTTTTTCTTTGTTCGTTTCTTAGTAGTTTTCGTAGATTTTTCCGGTGCCTTGACAATTTCAACCGGGGCGTCGACTACAGGATCATCGACAATTTCTAAGTCTTCACTAGGAGTTATGCTGTCGTTTTCTACGAGTTGTTCTGTCTGCGGCTCAAGCTGTTTGACTTTTTGACTTGTTGCAGCATCTATTTTTTCTCGTAGCAGTTGTGCATTAGCTTCTATCTGTGCAAGTTTAGTATTAGCGGTCTTAGCCTGCTTTTCATTTTGATAAAGAAGAGCATTACTAAGTAAGCTGGAATCCGCCATCTCGTTCATCTTGATGAATTTTTGTTTTAAAGCTGCTGCCTCATCATCATCCGGCGTTTCGATAGACTCAGGCTCAACTGCCTGCTCATTATTATTTTCAAGTTCTCCATTATCAGCGGTTTCGTATGATTCATTAGCCGGAGGAACAGGATTATATACTGGCTTTTCAACTATTCTTTCTACCGGTTTTTCTACATACTTAATAATTTCTTTCGGCTTCGGGTGAACAATTGCTTCAAAGATCTGATCAAGATGTTTATTTATCTTTTCAAGACCGGACATACCATAACGATAAAATGCAGTTTCAATTTTCTTCTGCATTTCATTCATCATTACATATGCCCTTGATAAAGCTGGATTGTTAGCTGATTCTGTAATCCGCGGTTCACGACGTTTATTAACAGGCGGCATATACAAATCTTCATCCGGTTCTTCCGGAATCGGAGCCGGTTGCGGTATAGGACGAGGACGCGGGCGAGGCCTTGGCGTAGGCATTGGAGCTGGTTCAGGTTCAGGTTCCGGAATTGGCTCAGGTCTACGTTGCGGTACAGTACGCGGGCGATTCGGACGATAAGGAATACGAGCACCCTCATTGATTCGGGTATCATAATCATTATCAAATTCGTTATTGAATTCATCCTCGGTTTCTTCAGATTCTTCGATGGTTTCATTATAGAAATCATCGTCGTCTGCTTCGAAACGTTTTGCCTGGAGTGCTTTTTGTTTTTTGTGCAGCTCAAGCTGTTGTTCTTCAGTCATCGAACGTTTTTGTTCTTCTTGTTTATAAAAGTCTAAAAAATCACTCATATTTATACCGTTTTATATTTATAAAGATTATTCCTCAGTTTTGGTAGTAAGCTTTATATAATACGTTTTAGACAAATCATCAGGTGTCATTACCACGACGAACGGCATTTCGAGAATTTTGGTCAAAGTGTTAATAAGGGCAGTTCCATATATTATGACCTTATAATACATTTCATTGTCCGTATCTTTCAATTTTACAAGATTATCGATACCTTCGTCTGTGATAAAGTATGTATAATAATCTGGACAGTCGTCCGCGGCAATCGACTCGAGAACCTTATCGAATACCTGCTGGGCTTTCTCAGACGTCACAAAATCAACGATAGACTGAAGAGGATTCGGCTTATCGTGCATAGCCAAATCATGCAAATATTTCAAAATATTATTTAACTCAGGTGTTTCCGGTTTCATTCAGTTCTTCCCTTTCAAATGCCTTAATCATCTTATCGAAAAGAAAATCATAGATTTTCGTAAGATATTCATCGACATTAGTTACAGTAGTATTAAGAATATTTACATAAATCTTAGCCGCGAAAGAAGGCTTGATGGAAATGTAGCCACAGTAAGCCATCTCGGAAATGAACAGGGCATAATAATCCTGTAATGTCCTGTTCCCGATACCATCAAACACTTCTTCTAGGTTTTCTTCAGCTTCAACAATATTTTTGTATATCTCTTCCATTAAATCATCTTTGCTGAAATTTTATCAATTATTCCAAGCTTCTTTGCTTCGCTTGCAGACATATAGTTGTCATACGAGGTAAGTTTTCTAAGTTCATCAAGGCTCTTGCCAGTCTGCTTCTTAAAAATCTTATTCATCGTATCGGTCCATACCTGCAATTCGTGCTGGATAATATTTATATCGTCAAGCTTGCCACCGACTTCAGTAATACCTGCCTGATGAATCATAATACGGGAGCTCGGGAAAGCATAGCGGTGTCCAATTGTACCGGATGCGAGAATGACAGAGGCCATAGAGCTACACGGGCCAATACAAATAGTATTAACTTCGATATGCTTAGACTTCAGCTTGTTGATACAGTCAATAATTGCAAATCCAACGTCGCATTCGCCACCAGGAGACGAGATATAAATCGTAATTGGACGCTTTGTACCGTCGTCATAGAAACACAACTTCTGAATAATATGAATACCCAATTCCCAAGTAACTGGACCTGTCATAAAGATAACACGGTTAGCTTCAAAGTAATTGTTACGAGCCATGTCAAAATAATTACCGAGTTCAGCTAGATTTACAGGCTGACCTTCACCTTCATTCGGATTTTCCGGATTTTCAGGCATACCAGGCATTTCCGGATTTTCCACCGGTTCCTGAACTTCATCATTACGAACTTTCTTATACTTGCGCTTAGTTAATGTGGCTTTTAAGGACATCTAAATACCTTTCATTATTATTGTTCAACTTATAAACTGCTGGTTGTTTCGGTTTATCAATATCTGGATCGTCTTGCGGAGTAATATTCGCACTTTTGAATAAAACCTTACCGAAAGAAATCGCTGCTTCGACACCACAATACTTGATTATGCGGTATCGTTTAGTAGTTTTATTGAAATTAAAAACTCCAACATCTCTTTCTCTGGATAACAAGATATACTTGTTACCCTGGGAATCCTTATACAAATGACCTATTTCGAAATTCATACAAGATTATTCTTCCCTAAAAAAGTATTAATTTTCTTGTTCAAATCCATGTTCTTGAGACAAATTGCTTTCTTTTCTTCTTCATTGTAATCGTCATAATTCTTAATGAAAACTTTGGCGTAGTCGTCAAAATGTTCAAAAACATCTTCGATTACAGATGCGTAAACGGTTTTTACTGCATTAAGCGGGGTCACTTCCTTCTGATTCATTTGAATATTCATACACTAATTTTTCCAATTTTTGAGTGAATTCAGTTTTATTAGCAAAATCCGGCAATTTGGTTTCCGCTATAGCAAACCATTCTTGCAGAGACTTACAGGTTTCCAGTTTTTCCGAAACTTTAGCTGCACTGTCGATAACTTCTTTCAGTGCTGCGAACTTTTTCGGATCGTTCGCAATAGAAAGCAAATCCTTATCTCTCTTAAAGAGAGGCGGGATATTAAACGGTTTGTGCTTTTTCGCCATCGGTTTCTCCTTCAACGACTAATGATTCAGTATTATCCGTTTCGGGTCCGACGCTATCGCCTACGGCAATAGCACAAGTTTCAACACTGTTAGCTTGATGTAGTATTTCAGTTGCTACTTTATGCTGCCAGTCGTCGTAAACTTCCTTAATTGCGGAATCATAAAAATTACCGTTCTTAATATCGTCATAAGCAGCAAAGAGCTCGTTGCAGATTGTCTGCTTCAATGTATTGTTCAACGGCTGACAAAAACAAAGCTTATGCTTGTTATTCATATTTCGTGGATAACGTACATATCTGTAATTGTCCTTGATAATAAGTTCAAGGCCGGTAAGGAGCAGGCAGTTATCAAATGTAACTTGCCCGACTCCAACCACATCATGGAACTTTTTCTTATACGGGTAAACTTTTACCTTTGTAATTTCCATGATAACCACCAATTACAGACTATTTGCAAACTGTTCTAATTCGTAACCGGTTCTGTCATAAATCTTAGGATCCAGAACACAGTTCTGAGTCGTAATCATGATCAGAAGCTCGAATACATGCTTGATTTCCTCACGCGGTTCTGCGTCAGAAATGGCAATCATCTTAGTAATTACTTCTTCCGGAATCTTATGAATGAATGTAGATTCATTCTTATAGTCAATAAAATGTTCCTTAAAGTCATTGAGATACCAAACAGCCTTTCCCAAATCCTTTTTAGGAGTACCCTTATCACGATAGCGCATGCAATATTTCCAGCAATTACCCAAATCGAAGTTCAGCCAGCGAGTAACCTCGATTGCTTCAATTC